CGACACATTTCGCAAAGTCAACGAAGAATTTGTTGGCGCACAAAAAGCAAAACAAAGTGTGCTTGAAGCAGCCGCAGGCGACATCGCAACAACCGATACACCGGGTTTGTTGCCAGTACCAGTACTCGGCCCAGTATTCCAAGACATCAACTTCATTCGACCATTCGTAACAGCGATCGGCGCTCGCGCATATCCTGACGGTGGCACACAAAAAACATTCATTCGCCCAACGATCACAACTCACACATCAGTTGCTGAACAAACAGGCGGCGCAGAATTTGGTGCAGCGTCAGCAACAACAATGGTGATCGCAGCAAACTCGGTAACAAAAAAGACATTTGCTGGTCAGGTAACTTTGTCGGTACAAGACATCGACTTCACTTCACCTGCCGCAATGACCCAAATCATGAACGACCTCATGGGTCAGTACATGATCGCAACCGACAACTTTGCAGTTGACCAACAGGTTGCAGGCTCGACCACAATCGGTCAATGGGACGGCACACCTGAAGACTTGATCTTGTTCCTCTACGGTGCAGCGCGCGACATCAGCAACGGCACAAACTTGTTCCCAACACACTTGTTGTTGGGTGCAGACGCTTGGGCAAAACTTGGCTCAACAGTCGATGACGACAAACGCCCATTGTTCCCAATGGTCGGTGTGCCGGGTCTTGGTGGATACAACACGCTTGGCGCAGGCAACGTAACCAACTGGTCAACAACAAACCCACTCGGTTTGCAAATTATTGTTGACAGCAACGTTGCAGCCAAAACAATGATCGTGTTCCACGCACCAGCGTCAGAATATTACGAGGCAATTCGCGGATTGCTTAGCGTTGAAAACCCCGGCACGTTGTCACGTACGTTCTCGTACTACGGCTACGCGTCATTCTTTCAAGCAAAAGCAACACTCGCTCAAAAAATCACATACGCCTAGTCGAGTAGCGGCCTAACCGCTATGGCAACCTACGCAACAGCAAGCAAACAGTTACTAGATAACTACGCCTGCATATCTACGCTTGAGCCGACCGACATACAAGTTGGCGACAGCGTAGTTGTTGGCAGTTTGGGCGCACCGTTTAACGGCACGTTCACGGTGTTAAATTGCCCGCAATACAAATACACAGGTGTCGATACGACCACGGGCGAGTGGACATTTGACCAAACCCAGCCGATACCTAACCAAGTGCTTTACGCTTGCACGGGTAGCAACGTCGAGTTTGTAGCGATCTACACAGGCACGGTTGCGTTCACACCGACCTGCACGTGGATTAGCGCCGCAAACCTAGTCACCTATTTAGGTGTGTCGATCACTAACCCGTCAGATGATTACACGCTAATCACGCAGGCCGTTAGCGCTGGCAACCAGTTTTGCAGTCGCCGACGAGCCGAAGCAGGCTACAACGACAGCCTTACAACGTCGCCTAGCGGTGATGTCACTCTCGGCACTTTGATGTACAGCGCGGCGTTGTGGCGTTCGCGTGGCTCGCTCGAGAACGTGTTTGCGTCGTTTGACGGCATGGGTACAGCACCGCAACAATCGTTGACCCCGATCGTTAAACAGTTGTTAGGTATTGACCGACCAGCGGTTGCCTGATGCCCGCACCATACACCGATCTATTTAACGAGACGCTAGACGATCTGGCTACGACGCTTACCGCGATCACGTCGTTGCGCGTCGTGACCGACCCAACAAAACTCGTACCTAACGCCGTGTTTATACAAGCGCCAAGTTTTACGACGATCGCTGGCAACGGCAACATCGTTCGCATGGACTACCCGATTAAAGTTGTTGGCAGCGGCCCAGCAGGGCTACCCGTGCTACGCGAAATACTGCAAATAACCGCAACCGTTTTAGGGTCGGCAATAATCGTCATGTCAGGCAGACCCGGCACACTCGACATAGGCGGGCAAGAATACCCGTGCTACGACCTATCGGTAGGCGTACAAGCGCAAACCGCGTAATGCACACAAACACACAGCCGTTATGGTAAAACTAATACAGACACTTAAGGAGTAACACATGGCTAGCGCAACTTACTTATCAAACCCGGTATTGACGATCAACAGCGTTGATCTATCCGATATGTGTACCTCAGCAACCCTGACCTATTTGGTCGAGGCTTTAGAGGACACGGCCTTCGGGACAAACTCTCGCAGTTACACGGCGGGACTTGTCAACAACGAAGTGACATTGACTTTGTATGCGAGTTTTGCCGCAACTGAGACTTACGCGACTTTGTTTAATTTGATCGGCGCAAAAACAACGGTAACACTTAAACCGACATCGGCAGTCGATAGCGCAACAAACCCAAAGTTCATTTTGACCGATTGCTATTTAGAAAGTCTGCCAGTCATCAACGCGTCACTTGGCGAGTTATCAACTTATGATGTCGTATTTCAAGGCGGCGCACTAACAGTCGATACAACCAACCCATAAACCGTGCCATTACTGGCCGAGAACAGGAATAGGCAATGAGATTAAAATTAAAAGTTGATCTAAACGACGGCACAGCGCCAGTCGAAGTGACAACGAATATGTTTGTGATATGCGAGTGGGAAAAAACCGAGGGTCGCAAAATTAGTGACGGCAAAGGTATCGGTTATACCGATCTAGTTTGTTGGGCATACAACTTGCTGAAACTTAGCGGTCAAACAATGCCTGCAACATACCGCGATTGGGTTAAAGCAAACCCGAACATGACCATTGAGGCGATCGACGAGACAGACCCAAACCCTACGGCGTAGGCAGTTACCGACGGCAACTAGCCGAGTTATTAGTTGCAACAGGGTACTGGCCTACGACAATCGAGTTTGACACGCGTGACCTAGTTACGGTGATTACGCTATTAAATAAGCAAAAGAGGTAGCGCAATGCCAGCATCAACAACTATTGAGGTCGTCGGGGTTAAACAGACAATTAACTCGTTGCGTAAAATTGACCCGCAGTTGCAAAAAGATTTTAAGGCAGACGCAACCGCGATCGCCCAGCCAGCAATTAACGCAGGCAAAGCGGTTTACAAAGATTTGCCGTTATCGGGTATGCGTTATGCGTGGACACAAAACGCCCGCAAGATATTCCCGTTTGTACCGAGCAAAGCAGCCAACGGGGTCAAGATGAGATTTGACACTCGACGCAACGCAGTCGGCGTAATTCTCATAGAACAAAAAGATGTTGCCGCAGCCGTGTTTGAAACGGCGGGTCGCGCAAACGCAAACAAGTTAGGTAACGCGCTCGGGTTTGTTGGCGCTGGTCGCACTCGACTAATCGGCCCGGCGGTGTATAAAGCGCGTCGCGGTATTGAAGCCGAGATGACAAAAATGATTGCTAAAACTATGCGTACCGTGCAAAGCGAGTTATAGACATGGCACTATCTATTCCTATTGTCAGCGAGTTTGACGGCAAAGGCATTGACAAAGCGATTAAAGAATTTAAGCAACTAGAAACAGTTGGCGAAAAAGCACAATTTGCAATTAAAAAAGCGGCTGTGCCGGCAGCGGCGGCGTTGACGGCGGTTGCGGGTGCGCTCGGGTTGGCGGCTAAAGCGGCAGCCGAAGATGAACAGCAACAAGCGATTTTGGCTAACACTATGCAAAACGTAGTTGGTGCGACTGACGCAACGGTTGCAGCGACTGAGGACATGATTGCGGCTATGTCGAGGGCGACGGGTACGGCTGACAGCGAGTTACGCCCAGCGTTCGCCGCTTTGCTTGTTGGTACTAAAGATGTTAATGACGCGACCAGCGCATTGACACTTGCTCAAGATGTATCGACTGCCACGGGTTTAAGTTTGGCAACCGTCAGCGACGCATTAAGCAAGGCATATGCAGGCAACATGAAGGGGCTACGTGCGTTGTCGCCTGAAATGGCTGGGCTTATTAAAGAGGGCGCGTCGCTCGATGTTGTAATGATGGCGTTAAACGATAATTTTGGTGGCGCGGCCGCACGATCAGCAGAAACCGCAGCAGGCAAATTTAAGATACTTAAAAACAGTTTGGCTGAAACACAAGAAAGCATCGGTGCAGCGTTGCTACCCGTGTTGCAAAAAGTGTTGCCATATTTGCAAGCAATGGCTGACTGGGCGCAACGCAACCCTAAAGCGTTTTTAATTATTGCCGGCACAATCTCAGCGGTCGCAGCGGCGATCGTTGCGGTCAATATTGCAATGGCGTTAAACCCGTTTGGTTTAATCGCGGTCGGTATTGCGGCGTTGGTTACCGCGTTGACGTTTGCTTACACAAAATTTGAGACATTTCGCAACATTGTCAACACGGTGCTAAACGGCTTGATCGCAGGGTTTGAAACGTTTGCAAATTCGTTTATTGGTGCAATCAACATTGTTATTCGTGGCATGAATTTAATTAGCCCGTTTGCTGACATACCGAGTTTGCCGACGATTGCGTTGGGTCGTATT